GAACCATTGCTCATTAACAATTGATATTGCTGATTGCTCAAATGCCACAGCCAAATCTTCAATGATGATTGGCTTTGTTTTGGAGGTAGTGACAAATGGATGAATCATATTCTTGCACCTGGTTGCCAGCATCTCAAAGAATACATCACCTTGATTATTAACCTCCACCAATGTGGTTGCATTGTATTGCTTGATCAGTGTTGCCACCTTCTCAATGATCTTGCTCCACTCATCGTGTCTCCATCTGTGAGCAGCAACCATCTGTCCATCCTGATTGATGATTGTGAGCACAGTGTAGTCATCAGCTCTGCCAATATCAAGACCAGCATACATCTTTGATGTCTTGGCTCCAGTGCCAATGCAATCAGATACGTTTCTGAATATACCACTGGCATTATCAATGAACTCAGCCAGATACTCTTGCCTGAACACATAATCTGGGAGGGATCGCTTTCTCTCATCCAACTCCCTTGGATCAATCATTGGATTGTCATAGGATGTGAAATGAAAGTAAGCATATCTCTCATCATAGTTTGTCTGCATGCAAAGCTTATGGAAATGATTCCTCCCTTTTGGAGTTGAGATGAATATAACCTTCTTTCCTTTGACCAGGACTGTTGCACTCAAGACCTCATCCCAAAGCTCTGGTCTGGTGAATGCCATCTCATCCACAACCATGTAATCAAACGTGTTGCCTCGAATGTTATCTGGTCTCTCACCGGAAAAGAATTCAATGGTTGAGCCAAAGCCTGAGATCATCAGATCAGATCTGTTGAAAGTAAACAATCCACTCGCTGTGGTTGCCCTCTCCATTTCAGAGAATACTTTCTTGCCTTGCTTATAAACTGGAGTTACCCAAGCAATCTTGCAACCTCTATCATTGATAGCCCACCAAAGTAATTGGTTGATGCCAAGCATTGTCTTGCCGAACTGCCTACCAATGTTGAGAGCATAGTATTTTTCGTGACCATGGTTTATGGCATCATGAATGGACCTCTGATTGTCATGAGGCTTGTAGCCTTTGATTGTACTCATTCAAAATCAAACTTCTCTACATTCCTGGTCTCAACTTGTTGACGATCATGCATGCCGAATTTATTCTTGGCATAAAATATACCTTTGCCTTCATTGGCCACAATGTCCTTGCCAAGAGCTACGAACTCCCCCTCGATATTTTTAATAGTGCGCGATTTATCAGAATTCTCTCTCAGCCAATCATACCATGTCCTTCTTTTAATTAGATCCAGTTTCTCTCTCAAAGGAATCCAGATATTAAGAAAGTAGTCAATTGTAGGAATGTGTCTATCTGGCATATTAACAACTTCACCCTTTGGAGATATCGTTGGCTTTGTGTGACTTAGACATTCTTGGACATATATCCAAGCTAATTCCTCTAATCTATCAACTTGTTCTGGAGTATACGCCATAATTAGACATGATTTATCCTATCCAATATGTCTATATATTAGATAGTTTTATTAATATATTTTCTTGTTCGTTATTTACAATATTTAACATAGAAAGTATATGGTACAACTTTAAGCTTTGCAAGTATCCAGATTAGATGCTTGTATTTTTTAAAGTCATATTTATCAAAGAATCCTCGATCTCTTTTGTGTAGATTAACCAGCCTCATCATTCTCTCAGCGGATGCTCCAAGCTTTGTGAAATCAAACTCTGATTTATTGCTAAGCTGTTGCTTTGCATCTTCCTTTGATATCTTTCCAGATCTGACTTGAGCTGCAAGATAAACAATACGTTTGTCAATGCCGAATTTCTCTGGCAGAAGGAATGATCCAACAAATTCAGTGTAAACATTCTCACAATGTTTGCCACCATAATCTTGCCAGTTGATTAGTCGTTTCATTTCAGCCTCCATTGATTCTCTATCAAACCCATAGTGAAATGGTCTCACATTCTTGATACCCATCAAGGCATAGAATAGTTGGTCCTTGAAAGTGAATAGCGGATAGTTGTGGAGCTTGAGTCCAGTGTATTTGTTATAAACAGATTCAATGTATTTGGCATCCATATAAGTCCAACCTTTTGGAGTTGATCCTTCTGTTCTAAAATCATGACCATTGAGGATGTACTTGATATTGTATTTGAATGCAGTATCATACATCAGCTTAGTCATTGCAATATCATTTGGAATATCAGCATCTGGAATTCCTGCCCAAAGAAATGCATCATTGAGTCTATCGTATTCAGCTTTGTTGACATTGTATGTGATACAATCAACTCCTAACTTTTCAACAAGAGCTCTCATGTTGTGCATTGCCTCTGGAGCATTCCAATTGTTGTCAAAGTGAATCACCAATGGCTTGAGATCCCAGTATCTCACTGCAGTGAATAACAGTGTTGAGGAGTCAATCCCTCCAGAGATTCCCATGATACAATCATATCTCTTATCTTGACCTTTGGCTCTAATCTCTTTAATCAGATGTTTGAGTTCATGAGGATTGGCTTGCAGCTCCAGTTCATCATGGAGATCACAGTACTCACATTGTTCCTCGCCAATTGAGGCAATGGACTCATCAAATAAACAGCGTGGACATTCTTTCATAATTAACAAATGTATGATAAATTTTTGATATATGACTATTATCTAAGTGACGACATTGATATTCTTTCATTATGTTTTGACAGATATCACTGACTGATTGCCAAGGAATTGATACTGGCAGATCACCATTATAAATGGACCGCCTTCCCATGAGTCCCATTTCAATGTTTGTGTTGGGACATCCATCATGAGGAGTGAGTCTAAGATTGATGAAACATTGAGAGTAAACATCAACCAGCTGATCTCTTGAGAATGTATCATGACCAGCTCTGATGATTGGAATGTCAATGCGTTCTTTGATTTCATTGATTAGATCTTGACCATAGTATTCTGGAGAGTTCCCTGAATACCAGAATATTTTGTTGCCATTCGGCACTTGTTGCCATCTATCTGGAATGACAGCATTGAATGGATAGTATATTGCATCCACTCCTTTTGACTCTAATGTATCAAGCACTTGATGACTCACTGCTATGTTAACGAATTTATTGACCATATCAATCCAATCATCTGAGAGATCTTTGGCATCTGATCCAAACCAAACAATTGTGCCATCTCCAATGTGACCAGATAGAAGAGCAAAGTCTTCTTCTCTGTACATTCCCATGAATATTGTTGGCAATATTGGAGAGATGTATTCTGTGAGTTGATATTTTTCAATCAGACCTTGATCAAGACCAGCGAGGGATTCTGATATGTGGGATTGGTTCATAGTAAAGTCTTTAATTCATTGAATCCATTATCAAGCAATGCCACATCACATCTCTCTGACTTGAGAGCTCCAGTCCAATGATCTGTGAATTTATGCTTGTTAATCCATTTGTTTGTTGAGATCGACAACAGCTTGATCTGTCCATCATCTGGGAGGATTCCAATCTCTTGCTTTGCTCTGATTGTTTTGAGCCACATGGACCAGTCCAGACCAGCATTGAGTCTTGGATCAAATGGTCTCCAAACTATGCTATCAAGAAAATCAGCTCTGAGCACTCTACCAATTCCAATTGGCTCATGATGTCTCTGCCCTGGACCATATCCTTTCCAATGCACAAGTCTGATCGTATTGCTGACATCAGCGAAATGACAGCCTAACATTCCAAGCATTCCAAAGTCTTGAATGTGTAACTTGATTGAATCAATATAATCATCACTGCACCAGTCAGATGATCCCATGAACATCACAGCATCTGCTTTGTAATTCTTTGATGCAGCGAAGCCAGCATTCCATTTGTTTCCAAGCGGATCATTGTCAATGTGAATGAATTCAACATTCAATTGCTTTGCAATATCCTCTGCCTCTTTCTCATGGCCCATCATAATTGGAATGACTCCTTGAGACTTGAGCCTTGAGACTGTTAATCTCACAAGAGGAAATCTGCCCATGACTGGTATTGGTGCTGTGATTATCATTGCTTTGTTCCTATGAAATGAATACGAGGCTTGATATGCTCTCCTTGACTAATTGATTGGACCAGTTTACCCATTGCATTGCGAACACAAGTTGAGCAACCTATGTTTAATTTGCCATAACCAGATTCTTTAAACCATGTCAATAGTTCTTTCTTTGTTTCTGATGTCAAAGCAAAGGATCTTGTCTTTGAGAATCTCTCAGCTTGTTGCTGCAGCTCTTCACTTACTTTCATAAATCAAAATTAAATCGGATAGTAAATAAGTTATAAACGCCATTCCAATAAGATTATAATCAACAGCACAGCAACCAGCAAAAGCTATCCAAAAAGATAGACAGCTCTGGCAATTAAATGGTTTGTAATCCGGGAGATTGAAACTCATAAGAGCTCTGGCAATCCCTATTGGAATTGTGATAAGTAATATGTAAATCATTTTTAAATTGTTTAATTGCTAAATGGATTGTGTCCAGGGATATTCCAGTCTCATTTCTGATCTCTCTATATGTCATTCCCATCAAATGCATCCTGGTGATTTCTTTGGTGAATAGCTCTTGATCATCTGTTGGACTTTGATCCATATACGAGTCAAGTAATTTCTGCATCTCTGTCTCATGGTATTCTTGATCTGTCTCTTTATCGTAGAGTTCTGGTAATGGATCATTGAGCCGATATTGCTTGTTGAATGTTGAGTCTCTCCAGTTATATTGGTTGTATGAATACCTGGCAAATACTCTTGGCAGATCATTGGCTGTGATGTCGAGTTCATACACCAACAGATAGACATGGCTGACCAGGTCTCTGTATATTGGATTGCCTCCAGTGACTTTCTCTGCAATGATATATGCCTCATGTTTCCAAAATTCCACATGCTAAGTTATTGATTTTTACAATACCACTTAAACCATTTGATGTAAAAATCCTCTGATACCTTTTTATCATTCATGAATCTCCACAGCTGAGTTGTGTTGACTCCGATATCCTCTGCAATATGAATCTGTTTGTATCTGTTGGATATTCTGGATGTTGTTTCATTAATCATCCATTGCTTGATGTTGATATCAGTATCTTTGAAATATATGTTAATACTTATCATTCCTTGCTCTTATTACAACCAGCCATAAGACTGATAAAACTATGAATATAAATAAGCCGATTGTATCAAAGAAATAATAAACGGCATAGTAAAATAACCCTATCCCTCCAAACAAGAGGGACAGAGTAAATAACCAAACTAATATTCTAATCATGATTAAAAGATTGTTGATTCAACTTTGAAAGCATTCAGCTTGTTGTAATACTTTCCATTGTATTCATTACCTCTAATAT